TACCTTGTGCAGGACCTTGACACTTACGGATTCCACATGGAGAAGGTCGCCCAGGGCAGCAACCTGACCGGCGTCATTAACGACACCGAAGGCTTGATAAAGGAAGGCCGTCTGCAATGCGGCGACGATAACGATTTGATGAAAGTGCACTGGCTGGACAGCGCGCTCAAAATCGAGGACGAGACCAACCGGCGCAGACTGATCAAGATCAGCAAAAACGCTCACGTCGACGGCGTGGCGGCATTACTGGATGCGATGTGCATGCGACACAATCACTGGGAAGAGCTGCAAAGCCAGCTCAGGAATGAGGAGTAAATGGGACTTTTTGACAGGCTGTTCGGGCGCAAAGGTCAGCAGATGAACCTCGTCGCCGGCAAAAGCGGCGGCTTTCAGACGCTGACCGCCTACAGGCCGGCATTTACCAGCTGGCACGGCCAGATGTACGAGGACGCACTGATCCGCGCGGTCGTAGACGCGATCGCACGTCACATATCAAAACTAAGGATCGAGTTTGCGGGCAGCGCGAAGCCGGAGCTGAAGGCCGCAATCAAAAAGGGCGCCAACTCCTGGCAGAGCACGAGCCAGATGCTTTACCGCGCGGCGACGATCCTGTTTTTGTGCAACAATCTGCCGATCGTACCGGAGATCGACGAGTTTGGCCGAACGGTCGGCTATTTTCCCGTGTTGCCGACGGCCTGCGAGCTTGCGGAGTATGAGGGCAAGGTCTACGTCCGGTATCAGTTTTCTAACGGCCTGAAAGCGGCGATCGAGTACGACCGCTGCACAGTGCTGACCCGGCACCAGTTCAAGGACGATGTATTTGGCGAAAACAACAAGGCGCTGGACACGACGCTTTCGCTGCTCGACCTGCAAAAGCAGGGTGTGGAGGAAGGCATCAAAAACAGCGCGACGTTCAGGTTTTTTGCGAGGTTGAGCAACTTCGCAAAGCCAGAAGACCTGGCCAAAGAGCGCAAGCGATTTAACAAAGAGAACCTGCAGGGCGAGAACAACGGAATACTGCTTTTCCCCAACACCTATTCTGATATACAGCAGGTCACCAGCAAGCCCTACAACGTGGATCCCGATGAGCTAAGAATCATACAAACAAACGTTTTCAACTATTTCGGGGTAAATGAAAAGATACTGCAAAACACGGCCATAGGCGACGACTTGGACGCGTTTTTTGATGGCTGCATCGAGCCCTTTGCAATACAGCTGAGCGAGGGGCTGACCCGCATGACGTATACCGACCACGAGATCAGCATGGGCAACCGCGTACAGGTGACCGCGAACCGGCTGCAGTACATGTCCACCGGGAACAAGATCGCGCTGGCCCAGCAGCTGGGCGACCGAGGCATTTTGCTGATCGACGAAATCCGCGAGCTCTTCAATTACGCAGCGCTTCCGGACGGCATCGGCCAGCATGCGCCGATCAGGGGCGAGTATTACTTTACGGACGAGGGGAAAAAGAAAAAGGAGAACGACGATGCTGAAAACTGAGACCAGGGCTTTTACCTTCGAGGTAAGGGCGGACGAAAACGAAGAGCACGGGCACTTCCTCTCGGGAGTGCCTATTGTATACGACCAGCGCACGGACCTCGGGTGGTATGACGAAATCATCGCCCGCGGGGCGCTGGACATGACAGACCTCAAGGACGTGCGCTTTTTGATCGGCCACGACCTTAGCATGGTTCCGCTGGCCCGCAGCCGAAACAACAACAAAAACTCCACCATGCAGATGGAGGTCGGCGACAAGGGCATGAGCATCCGCGTGGATCTTGACATCGAAAACAACGCGGACAGCCGGAAGCTATACTCGGCCACAAAGCGCGGCGACATCTCCGGAATGTCGTTTACCTTTGTGGTCGATGGCGATAGCTGGGACGACATCGACAGCGATCACCCCACGCGCACGATCCGATCGATCAAGCGCGTGTACGAGGTCAGCGCGGTGGCTTTCCCGGCCTACGAGGGCACGTCCCTCGAAGCCCGCTCGCAGGATGCGGCACCGGACGGTGCGCGCGCCTCGCTGGAGAGCGCAAGAGCGGAAGCGCAGAAGCGGCAGGACGATGAAAAGCGCGCCGCCGCGATCAAATCACTTGAGAAGTGGAGAGTAAAACCATGAAAGAGAAAATCAACGCTATGACCCTTACCCAGCTCGAAGCGCGCGCCAGAGAGATCGACGGCATGGAGCTGAGCACCCTGAGCACCGAGGACCTTGTGGCCATCGACGAGGAGAGGCAGTACATCCGCGTGCGCATGGCCGAGATGCGTCTGGCCGCAGCGCGCGTGCAGGAGCAGCGCAGCCGCGTCGCCGCCGGCGCCGGCAATCCGCTGGGCAAAGCGCCCGCGGGCGAACCCGAGAAAAAGAGCTACACGAGCGAATCTGCCGAATACCGCAGTGGCTTCCTCAAGACCCTGCTGGGCGGCGCCGACTTCGGCCATCCGCTGACCGCCGAAGAGCGCAACGCGGTCGCCTACGTAGCCACCACCACCGACGAAACCTACGGCGCGAAGCTCCTTGTCAGCAAGTCCATGGCCAACGAGATCTGGACGCGCATGGAGGAAGAGCACGCGATCCTGGGCGACATCACCATGTACCGCACCAACACGATCCTCGAGATCGCGATCCACACCGGCATCGCGCAGGGCGACGCGGACGCCGTCGACGAAAACGAGGCCAACGACGACGAGATCAACAACTTCATCACCGTGTCCCTGAATGGCCAGGATTTCAGCAAGCACGTCGACATCTCCTACGCGATGGCCAGGATGGCGATCGACGCCTTTGAGCCCTTCCTGGTCAACGAGATCGCCGAGAGGCTGGGCGCGAAGATCGCCGCCTACACCTTCGGCAAAATCGCCAGCGGCTACGACAGCACCAACAACGCCATCAGCACCGCCGCGGCCAAGGCCGTGGCTTACAAGGACGTGGCCAGCCTTATGGCGCTGCTCAAGAACGCCAAGGGCCAGGCTGTGTTCTATGCCAGGCGCAACACGATCTACAACTACCTGGTCGGCATGGTGGACACCACCGGCAGACCCATCTTCCAGCCCAACGCGCAGGCGGGCCAGGAAGGCACGCTGATCGGCTGCCCCGTCAAGGTCGAGGACGCCGTGGGCGCCAACGAGATCTACGTCGGCTATCCCAAGAACGTGGTCGGCAACACCATCCAGGACATCATGATCGAATCCGACCGCGACATCAAGAAGCACGTGATCACGCACAGCGGTTACACCCGCTATGACGCGAAGCTTATCCAGCCCGCATCATTTGCAAAGCTGACCGTCAAGCAGTCATAAGGCCACTCGCCGGGCTTACACCCTTCTCCCGGCTTGGCAGTGCGCGGCGGGCCGACGCTCCTGCCCGCCCGCACTATAGATCATACTGGAGGATTCCATGTTGCTCAATACAGTTAAGCAATCCATTCCGGTCAGCACCACGGCCTACGACGTGCTGATCGCGCAGCTGATCGAGGCAGCCGCGAACGATCTCAGGATCGCCGGCATCCCTGTGTTCGGCGTGTCGATCTCGACGGTTCAAGATAATGGACAAATCACCGTCGCAGATCACAGCACGATTACGGACCCGTCTCTGATCAGGGCGATCTGCGCCTATGTGCGCGCCCATTTCGGAAGCCCTGCCGACTACGACCGGCTGAAGGCCTGCTACGACGAGAACAAGGCGCAGCTGCAGACGGCCAGCGGCTACGGCATGGAGGAAAGCTATGTATAGAGCGGACGTGATCACGCTGATCGGCGAAGACCCCAACGTTCGCGGAATGTGGGACGAATACTCCCCCATCGAGCGCGAGGTTTTCGTCGAGGTCGGGTCCGTCGGCATGAGCGAGACGTATGAGGCGCGGAGCGTGGGCCTGTCCCCCGAGCTGCGTTTCATAGTCCGGATCGCCGAGGACTACCGGGACGAAAGGCGCCTGCGCTATAAGGGCGTTGAGTACAAGATCGTGCGCACGTACATGAGCGGCGACGGGATCGAGCTTTACGCGGAGAGGATGACGGGCGATGTATGACGCGTTCAAAACGCTGCTGTGGTCGACCGGCATCCTTTTTGCCGAAGGCGACTGGAACAAGGCCCCGGAGACGGGGTCCTATGCCGCGATCGCGCTGGACCTCGAAGGCGACACGCTGTGGGGCGACGGCGGCCAGAGACAGCAGGCGATCCAGGGCACGATCAACCTGTTTTGCCGGACGCCGGACCGGAGCGACTTCAACAAGATTCAGCGGGCGCTCCGGGCCGCGGGGATCAGCTGGGAGCTAAACAGCATCCAGCGGGAGATCGCGCGACGGCTGTACCATTACGAATGGGTGTTCGAGCTCGAGAGCATCGAGCCCGGCACGGACGCGCTGTTTTACGAACAGTTCCCCGGCCTGCAGGTGTACTACGAGGACGGCGACATCTCCGCGCCCAGCGCGACGATGGACGGCGAGTACGTGGTGATCGACCCGCTGGGGCTGTATGTGGACGAAGGCGAGGACCTGACGCAGCGGCTGCTGGAGGATGTGTGATATGGGCGCAAGGTCGTTTTCATTCAAGGGCATGAAAGAATTCGAGGACACGCTCACCAAGGCATCGACGAGATGCATCGGCGTCGCCAAGGCCGCGCTGTTTGACGGAGCCGCGGTGATCGCTTCGGCATACAAGGACGGTCTGAACTCGATCAAAACAGAGCCATACCGTTATGTCGAAGACGGCAAGCGGTACGCCTCGCCCGAGGAAAAGAGCGCGGTATTGCGGGGCTCCTACGGCATCGCGAAGATGCACGCCAATATCGACAAGGCAGACACAATCGTCGGCGTGAATCCGAATTCCGGCTACGTAAAGCTGTTGGGAAAGCGAGTGCCCGTCGCGATGATCCTTCGTTCCATCGAATCCGGCACGAGCTTTATGTACGCGCAGCACGTACTGCGCAGGGCGACCAACGCAGCCAAGAAAGAGGCGGGCGCCGCGATGCTGGCCACCGCAATAGACAGAACAGAAAAACTATTCAAGTGAGGAATAAAGAATGGCAAAAATCGGCATGAAATATGCGGCCTACGCCCCCTTTTCCGGCACGCACACGCCCGGCACCGCGATCACTTACGGCACGGGCAAGAAGCTGTGCCACGCGATCAGCGCGGACGTGACCATCAACCGCAGGGACAATCCTCTCTACGGCGACGACACCAAGATCGAGAACGACAAGGGCATCACCGACTACAGTATCACCTTTACCGGTGACGATTTGCCGGTTTCAAGCTGGACGGAGCTGCTCGGCGAGACCGAGGTCTCCAGCGGCACGCCCGCGGCGGTTACGCACTACGCGGTAAAGGACAGCAACCCGCCCTACGTGGGTTTTGGCTACTATCGCGTGCTGATGGTGGACAACGTCAAGTATTACGAATCGTTCTGGTACCACCAGGTGCAGTTCGCCAAGGCAGACGAGAATGCCACCACGAAGAACGAGAACATCGAGTGGGGCACCTACCAGATCAACGGCACCGGCTTCGGCGTGGAGCTGGACAACACCGGGGAAACCCATTTTTACGACCACATGAAGTTTGACACCGAAGCGGAGGCCATCGCCTGGGTCAAGAACCGCGCCGGTATCACCTGACAATCAAACCCCCGGCTGACACCGGGGGCGTTTTTTGAATAAAGGAGCGTGCAACATGACGAAGATCAAGATCGGCGGGCGCGAGATCGAGCTCGTTTTTAATCTGGACAGCTGGATAGAGCTGGGTGACAACGGCCTTTCCATCGCGAACATGGACGAGCTTATCGGAGCTGAGGCCGTAAAGGAACACGAGGGCGACGTAATCAGAAGGATCATCACGCTCGCGCGGATCCTGGGCAACCAGGGCGAAGAATTGGCCGGCAGGGAGCGAGACCTGACCGACGAAGGGGTGCGCAAGCTGCTAAAACCCGCGCAGGTATTGCACTTGAAGATCGCCGTGATAAACGAGATCAACAAGGGCATGGGCATGGAGACGAAAGAAAAGAAAGAGGGCGAGGAGAGAGACCTCGTACTCGAAGAGATAAATCAAAAAAAAACAGCAAGAGATTGACCCCGCGCATGGTGCAGATCTACGGACTTATCGCGGGGATCAGCTGCAAAGAGAGCGGCAAGATGGCGCCGGGCTTTATCCTGGACGCCTTTTTGCAGCGGGACAGATATGACCGGACACACTGTTTTAAGCTGTAAGGTGGTGAGCAAATGCTGGATTCGGCATCTTTCAAACTAAATGCCGACGTATCAGGGTTTAAGAAGTCGATCAGGGAAGCGCAGTCGGCGATGAAGGCGCTGGACGCCCAGAGCAAGCTCGCAGCGGCCCAGTACAAGGCCAGCGGCAACGCGGAGGAGTACGCGGCCAGCAAGACGCAGATCCTCGCAAAGCAGATGGCGGAACTGGAAAAGCAGGCCGACCAGGCGTCGCAGGCGATGAAAACGCTTGAGCAGAGCGGCCAACAGGGAAGCGAAGACTTTACCCGAATGCAAAAGGTTCTGGCCGAAGCGCAGCGGCAGATGATAGAGCTGCAATCCACGACGGACACGCTGGGCAACGAGCTGGAAGAAGTCGGGCAAAGCGGATCCAATACGGCAAACAGCTTAAAGACCATCGACAGCGGCATCAAGTTTCAGAACATCTCGAGCGTGCTGGACAAGGTGGACAGCAAACTCAAAAACATACTTAAATCCGCGATCAACGTAGGCAAGAGCATCTGGAACTGGGGCAAAGAAGCGTCCGATTGGGCGGACACGCTTGCGACCGATTCGATCCGCTACGGCCTGGACGTGGAGACGCTGCAGCGCTACCGGTACGCGGCGGAACAGATTGACACCTCGGTCGAAGACATTATCAAGGCGCAGGATAAGCTGATGGCGTCCACGAAGAGCGCGGAGGACGGCATCGCACTGATCACCCAGGGCGAATCGCAGTTCGGCATACAGCTAAAAGACGCCGAAGGGCAGACCCGCGATATGATCGACGTGTTCTGGGATTTCGTCGACATCCTCGGCACGGTCGGAAACGAAACCGACCGCAACGCCATCGCGCAGGAATATTTCGGGAAAAGCTACCGCGATTTGCTGAGCGTGGTCGAAAAGGGCCGGGACGCATGGGACGAGGCCGCCGGCTCGGCGGACGTGGTATCGCAGGAAAATGTCGACAAACTGGCCGCTTTTAACGACACGTGGCAAGAATTGTCTCAAAAGATGCAGACCACGCGCATGACGCTGCTTGCCAACCTTGCGCCGGCTTTTGAGAAAATCGCGGACGCACTCGGACGTATGATGGATTACATCGGCGAGTGGGCAGAGAGCGACGAGGGGCAGGCGACGATGAGCCGCCTGGGCGACGCG